GGTGTAAGCTATTGTTCTTCTTGGCTTGGCAGCGTATCTGCAAACCGTCGTGGTGTTATGTCAATGACGTTGTGCTCTAGCTGTTTAGCGGCCTTGGCGCGCTCTGTGAGGGCCATAAGCACGTTAGCGGCTGTTTTGCCTATCTCTGTCGTAACCTCTAGCTGTTGGCGCTCCCCGTAAACCCTAGGCAATAGCTTCATAGCTATAAACTTACGTGCGTCTACTCGGTTGCGAATAGACTGTGGGTCGCCCTTGCCGTCAGCTATCTCTATTATCTGGTCGGCAAATACTTCGGCACGCTGTTCTCTTGCGCGCGCGAATAAACTAGCGAACTCTTCGTTCTCATTTATCCACTTACTAATCGTCGTATTGCTCGGCAATCCTTTTGATTGTAATTGCGAGACAAACCCACCATTAGCAACGTGCTCTAGAACCTTCTCAGCCAGTTCAGGTGTGTAGATGGCTGAGCGTCCTACCTTACGCTTTACCTTCTCTAATTCACCCTGTTGTTCTGCTTTAGCATACCATAGTGCAGCAGCCTTTAGGCTGTCTGACCCTTGACCCTTTGTAGCCTTATTGAATAAGTTCTGGGCGACAAGAGCTTCAGCCTGAGCTTTAGCGTTCTTTATGTCCTCTAGGTAGTGCTTACGAAGAGTGTTGATGCTCATGCCAGTTACTCTGGCTATCTTATCGTGAGCTATACCATGTGCGGCTAAACTAGAAACTTGCCGCCGAAGGCTTTCTGTAGGGACGTGTTCTTTACTCATTGCCCTTAGCTGATTTTAACTCTTGGTAGGTCTTACCGCTATCAACGTGAATGGCTTGGCCGCCGGTAAAATTCTGCCAGCGCTCTACAGCTATATCCACATAGCTCGGATTTAACTCTACCGCGTAAATATGCCGACCAGTCATCTCACCGGCTATTATAGTTGTGCCTGACCCACTAAATGGCTCATACACAGCCTGACCAGGAGAACTGTTATTCTCTATCGGACGCTTCATACACTCAACAGGCTTTTGAGTTCCGTGCCCAGTCTCGGACTTTCGCGGCTTCTCAATTTGCCAAAGTGTTGTCTGCTTGCGGTCTCCGGCCCAATGAGCTGTGCCTTTGACTGCATACCAGCAGCTTTCATGCTGAGGATGATAGTGTCCACGGCTCATGACTAGCTGACTTTTGGCCCAAACGATTTCGGCCCGAATAACAAAGTCACAGGCAACCAAGCTATCAAACACTGTTCCGGCATGTAGCATTCCGTGCCAGACATAGGCTACATCGCCAGGGAACAGCGCCCATGCTTCGCGCCAGTCTGCGCGGTCATCATTTAAGACCTTGCCCTTGGCAGAGCCTATAGAAGCGGCCCTAGCTTTTGACGGGTCATACTCAACACCATAAGGCGGGTCTGTAACCATCAAATGCGGCTTAACAGAACCGAGTAGCTTTTCTACACAGTCAGCTTCAGTGCTATCGCCGCAAATAATGCGGTGATTACCAAGCTGCCAAACATCGCCTAAAACAGTTACCGGCTTTAAAGGCTCGTCGGGTATTTCGTCTGGGTCGGTTAAACCCTCTAGCTTCTCAGCTAACAGGGCAGATAACTCGTCAGAGCTAAAACCTGTGAGCGATAGATTGAAATCCAATCCCTCAAGCTCTTCAAACTCTAGCTTTAATAAATCGTTGTCCCACCCAGCATTCAGCGCCAGCTTGTTATCAGCTATAACGTAAGCGCGCTTTTGCGCCTCAGACCAGCCAGAGGCGGTCATTACTGGAACTTCGCCAATACCTAATTTCTTGGCGGCTAAAACTCGTCCGTGACCAGCTATGATACTGCCAGCCTCGTCAACCAATACAGGCGTTGTCCAACCCCACTCACGTATTGACGCAGCTATCTGGTCAACTTGGTCGGGCGTGTGCGTGCGACTATTGCGCGCGTAAGGGACTAGCTTGGCTACCTTAATGCGCGTAACGCTATCGGCAGGCCATTTATCGGTAGATGATTGCATCATCAGTGCAACGTCAGCTTCTCAACATCGACACCAAGTATCTCGGCAATCAACCAGGCAGTCACTTGTTCTACAGCCTCTGGGAAGCTGCAATCCTGATTAGCCATGACATAAGCCAATATGTCCTTGCCCTCATCTCTGAGTTGTTCAAGGTCGTCTGGCGTCATGTTTAAACTGCTCATCGGGATATTTGCGCCGAAAAAAAACCCGCCGGATTTCTCACAGCGGGTTAGTCGAAGAATGCAGGAGTAGTCACCGCGCACTAAGCGCGATTAGCAAATATCGCCCAAGTCGGCGGCTGGAGCAATAGGCGTTTAGTCCCGATTACCACCAACAGACATCGAGCTACCAATGCTAGAGCCATCAGACCCGTAATAGTAGGTTGTATTACCAGCCTTCAGACTTGTAGCTACATTGTTGCCGCTGGCATCGTAATAGAACTTACTCGTTCCAGCTGACTGCGATGAGCCAATGTCCTGGCCCTGGTTGCCATAAAAGAACTGCGTCTCAGCTTGCGCTGGCATCGCTATCAATGTGAATAGAATTGCTATCTTTTTCATTTACTACCCCTGTTCGCCATGTTTCGTGTTTCATACGCCTAATCATTTCAGCTGTCACCAGGCAAACTTCAGCTTCAACATAATTTGCAATCGCGTCGAATGCGTCGTTCCAGCCTTTTTCGTATTCAGTCGGTTTTTTACTCACAAAAACAGCCCCAAAGTTTACTTAGCAAAGTGCTTACTAAAGGATACTTTAGTTATCCCCACTCTCCCGAATAGCGGCGGCTGCGGCACGTAGGTGATACAATAGGACAATCATTGTTATTTTTTCCGTCTCCCAATCCTCATAATCTGCCGCTATTCTAGCAAATGGTAATAGCGCCAACCGCAGCTTCTTATTCTCAACCGCTGCCCAGTTATAATCAGCTATCATTTCAAGATGCGCTTCTTGTTCGCGCTCTATTTGGTCTATGCGAATAGCGGCCTCCCGATGCAGCTTCTCATTCTCAGCGCGGAGGCGTTCGATCTCATTGGCGGCCTCGGCCATTACAAACCACCACCCATCCACGCCTTCGGTTTCGCCTTCTCGCAGCCGTTCTACGATGTCACTCATCAGTTCCTCCAAACATCATACATCGTGAAAATAAGAGCACCAACAAAGGACATTGCCAAAACAGTAACAATTACCGATGCAACAATGAACGGAGCACCTGCTATCCATAATAACAAAAAACTACTCATCAACACTCTCCCGCACAGCAGCGACAGCGTTACGTGCTGCTCTAGCTGCATATCTATAACGCTCAGTAAATCCCATTATATATGCGTGTTGTAACTCTCCAGCCGCATCGATCAACGCCTCCCGCAGCTTCTCATTCTCTGCCTCTAACGCCTCAATAGCGTCGGCGGCTTGACCTACATGCGGGTCTAATGACACCGCCGGAGATATGCGTAGCCAAGAAACTAAGTTGGCAAGTCGATTACTTTCCATCTTTATTATCCCTAATAGCTGCAGCTATAGCCGAACGTCGTTCTTTCAGGCGTTCCTTCTGAACGATGTGATGTGCATCAACCGGCCATTGTTCAACAATCTGAGCAGCCTTTTCCCGCTCGTCTTTCCGCACAGCTTCAATCAACTGCGAAATCTCTGGCCCAAACAACCACCAATCACCTTGATTGATTTTGGTCATCCGCGCTTCCATTTGCTACCGCCCCAATTTTGGAAATCTAACACCGCATCTAATCCAACTTTCAGCAGTGCTAGAATATACCCATCACCGGCTCTGCCTTTTGGACATCCAGCGTTGTAATGCAGCGTTGCAACTTCATTTAGGCCACGTCCCTCACCAGCCACGCTGATAAGAATTGGCCATGCTCGGCTACCAACATAGCGCGAACATTGATTAAGCCACTCTACGGCTTCCTGTGTGCGTTCTGATAGCGGTTCAGCAAGCATCCCCCCATCAACCCTGACCCTGCTGTAGTCGATGGCGCGTTGTTGACCGATTGAGGCTTGTTCAAAGCGTCGGCAAAATTCCATCGCAGCAAATCGCTGAGCATCGTCAATTCTACCGAGATGATGCAGCAGCGAAATGGTATGTTCCTTCACGTTCCGAACGACGCGCAATTTAGCGCCATTCTCGTAAGGGTCGTCTACATCATCGACTGCCAAGACGGCTTGCGGATATTGCTGGGCGAGGGAAACTGGCTTTGGCTTTCTCATTCGGCGGCCTGGTATTCGAAATCGCTACCAAACATTTCAGCCAGCTTCATGCTCAAGCGGTCAGACATCTCGATTGGCTCTTTTTGCGCATTCAGCTTGGCAAGGCGTTTTTCTTCCAGCCATTTGATAGCCGCACGCTTGTCTGCTTCAACGTCTCTTGCGTCTCGGCTCGTTGACTTCAGCTTGCCTGGACTGCCCTTGCGGAAGGTCTGATACATTTCCTCGATGCGTAATCTTGATGCAGCTATTTCCTCGCGGGATATATATTTCTCAGCAACGACCGGCTTAGACACAGCTGGGTTTTTTTCCTCAAAGCTATCGCTTGCCCGCCAGCCTGGCTCAAATGCATCCGGCGTGTTTGCTGGCACTGTCAGCCTACCGCGTCGATTTGCGAAACTGTCAGACTTGGCATGCGGGTGGCCGATGTGTTGGAAATATTCCATCCACAACGCCCACTCAGGGGTGTTAGCTTCAATTACTGGGTGACTGCCATCTTGCCGACCGGCACGTGAGCAATAAGCTCTGGTCTTTGCTTCGTAGCTTTGAGCATCTGAGAATGGGTTATCGTCTGAATGAAACGACTTTTTGAGGCCGATTTTCATATTTGCCTTCCATAATCTTCGTAAAATTGCTCAACGCGAAACACCAATCAAAATCGCAGCGCCAGCTGCTCTCAGAGCCGCGCAGAAATGGTGACCCGCGTATTTTGGAAAACAATTCGGAAAAGCCAGCAGCCGGACTTTCGAAATCAAAATCATCGACAAGCTCTTTAGCTCGGCGTGTGATGGCTACCTTTCGAGCATCAGTCAGCTTGGCGACAGTGGCTAGGCCAACACTGGTAGCTAGCTCATTCCAGGCTTCAGCAGTCGTCCTGAGTAGTTCATCGTCAAATCGTTTTGACTGCCTTACGACGGCGCAGCCGTCAGAGGCTTTTGACGTAGAAGTAATATTTATATCTTCGTTAGAAGATATATGTGATTGTGATTGTGATTGGCATGCCATTGGCATGCGATTGGCATTGCCATTGGCATTTTTTCCCCACCTAGCGGAATGGGCTTTTTCTGACGCAAGTGCCCGTTTTTTATAGGCTTCTTCCGCTTTAGCTAGTTCAGCGTCTATTCGCTTGTGCTTCCAACCTTCCTCAAAGAATGGTTCTAACGCACTGCGTAACGCATGCCATTCGCATTGCGATTGGCATAACGTAATTCTAGCCAATCTTTCATCATCATCTGGCAGCGAACCTGTATGCCAGTAATGCGCTATCAAGAGCATGTAACCGCCATGCTCATCGCGGGATAAGTGCGCAGTATCCGACTTGTAGTCAGCCCAATACATCGGCATCCAGGCTCGGCTCATGCGCCACCCATTTGGTAATCTTCAGCGTTAATTTCAGAAGGGTCGTTTATCGGATACCTGACCTCGCCTAGCTCAGCTGGCCATCGGTAGTAGGAAGCATAAGCAGCATGCGGATAGCCAAGGTCTGTGTCGAAGACCCAGCCAAGTGCTTCAAACTGTTTCTGCATGTGATGAGGGACGTAAGCGAAATTCTGCTCAGCCATCAGACTACAGCCTCCGCATAGTATTTCTTCACGTAAACGAGTGCTTGATGCTCAACGCAGTAAGGCTTGCCAGCCATTCTATCGGCGCAGCAAAACATTTGCCGCCCACTCTTTGGGCTTTCAAAGCAAGGCCAGCGGCAATGATGCTCTTCTAAATTGATTAATGAGCGCGGCTTACCGAACGGCGTCCGAGCGGCTTCTGGCTGCTCATAACGCGGCATATTGGTAGGCTTAGGTATGTTGCTGTAGAACCTAAACGGACGCTTTTCTAGAGGATTAGTGTTCTCGTTCTTAGGCTTCTCTAATTTATAGATAATCTCGCGCTTGAAACTAATGCCAAGCCGATTAGCCCGACTAAGAATTGAGCTTTTAGTCCTACCTAAAGAAATAGCACATTCTCTCGCTGATATACCTTTCAAAGCACATTCGCGCACGGTTTTATCTTCTTCTGGCGTAAAGAGCTTAGGTAACTCCACTTAAGCCTCCAAGGCGCACATGGCGGCGTGTGAACCAGTATAAGAACGAATGCTGTTGCTTTTCGGCAAACGCTTAGGCCAGAAATCACTTTCAATCTTCAATTCCGTTTTAGTCGGAGAGTGACCGGCTCTTTTTAAATCCAGTAGGTGAAGCAGCGTAGCGCGCTTAAGGCAATGAGTTGGATTACCAATAATTCGACGGTTTCGGTTTTTAAGAGTTTTAGCAACTGCCTTCTCATAATCTGGATTATCTACAAAATAGCCAAGGTCAATTAGCTGGTTCCAACAATCGAGAACCATCGCGGCAGATATTACTATAAATAATTGCTCACTCAGCTTTTTAGCGATACGGCCACAGCTGTAGCCGCGCTTTTTCATTATACAAAGAGTTTCAATCGTCTCTTCTGGCCATTCGTATCTTTTAGGCGACCCCATCACACTCTCTCCCTCGTTGAAATCACGTAAACTTGCATCGTGTCGCCAGCGCCACGCCAAACCTCGAGCTTCTGCATGAGGCGGTCGTTTTCGATGACGTTGTGTGATTGCAAAAGGTCACTCACGCACTTAACGGAGTTGTCTAAGTCCATTCTGCAATTGACGGGTAATGAGATGCGAAGGCCGTAAGCGCCTTCAACAAAGCCTGGGCTCTGCTCTTCTAAAATCTTGCCAGCGCCGACAATCCAATCACGATATTTCTCGGACTTGATATTGATGGCGTGCGTTGAGCCTTTGCGGACTATCGCTCGATAAAGCGCATTCACCGATATAGGCGGTGGTAATTCTAATACGACTACTTGGGTTGACTTGCGTGTGGTCATAGCCGACCACCAAAGCGAACATTGTCACTTGACCAGCTGACCCAGCGCTTAATAATATTGTTTAAATCATCAATGCTTTGCGCTGTCGTTGGGTGGAATTTGCCGTCAAAGACAATTGTTGTCCTTGAGACATTCATCTTATGGTCTCCGACAACCCATAGGACGGTTAAAACCTTACCTTTTGTAAGCCTTTCAAACATCTTCCTTTGCCCTTCTGGTAAAGGGCTAGGCGTGGATTTCCATTCAATTAAAAGACCATTGCCACAGTATTCAGTGATACCATCGACATCTGAAAAACTATTGTTCCCTGGAAGAGCATCATAAAATGCCGCAAAATCTAATCGTCCGTTATCATTGAAGCAGCCATACTTTTTGCAATTCCAAAGCATCGGTTTGAAATTTGATTTTTTATTGCTGTCCATGGCCGCGTCTCAGGAAGTTGAAAAAAGGCGGCTCGGAGCGTTGGCTCAACGAGCCGCCAGTGACCACGCCGTTAGGGAGGATTGGCGCGGTATCTTTCATCCAGCTGTTTCCAGCCGACGTTCTGATTTTTTGCGGTCAAAATTCCAAAGGCTGAAATCTGCTGAAAGCATCTTGCTCAGCAATTCCTGTGAGATGACCGTAAAAGTATGGGCTGGTAATTTATTGTTTACCCGCCAAACGCTTACCGCTGACGGGCTTATAGAAAGCAAATCAGCTGCGGCTTTAGTGCCGCCTAACGCTTCAATGACTTCATGAACTGTTGTGAGCTTCGTAGGCATTTTCCGAAGCTATCTAAAATTTTTCGAATGGTCAATAACTATCTAAATATTTTCGAACATTTGGGCATAAAAAGATTTCGGGTGTTCAAAATTATTTTGTTGATAGTTTCGGGTTAATAACTTATTAACCTTTGACATAGGCGGTGTATGTATATGAGTAGTGACCCACGGGTTGGGGCGGTCGGCAAGCGTCTAGCCTTGCTCAGAGCGGTTCTTGGTATTGAAAACCAAGCTGAGATGGCTAAGCGGCTTAAGATTGACCCTAAACGCTACCATGTTTGGGAGGCCGGTAAAGGCCTTATACCCGTCCATCAAGCTATTGAGCTTCGTCGGCTTACTGGCGCGACACTAGATTATATATATCTAGGGGAAATGGGTGCGTTATCTACAAAATTATCTCAGCAATTAACGTCTGAAGAATAATCAAATCAAGGGGATATCACACCCCCCCCCCCAGGAAAATCACCGAGGTAAAGCCACTGCTCAATCAGTTCACCAATGTATTGGTGTAGTTTTCTTGCGTCTTCAAAATCTTCTGGAAGCTGCTGAGCTATTTGCAGTGCCATAAATTTCAATTCCTGCTCCGTCATTATCGCCTCCGTCCCTACACTTTTCCTGTAATCGTTCTACATTCGTTCAGATGGCGACACAGGTCAATAGACAACGGTAAAAATTATTTCGTCGAATATTTTTAGATTATATACTTGAACATCGAAAATTTTTAGATATACTTCACTGCATCAAAGCAGGAGGTAGTCATGTCAGAGATACAGATTGCTTGCGCGTTGTTCGCAGCACCAACCCTTATAGTTGGCACCGTTTTCGTCATTGGCTCTTACATTTTCGGGGGCCACTGATGAACAACGTATTACTCGGCGCATACGAAATTTGGGTAGCTGAAGAATGCTTACCTAATGTTTGGCCCGATAAGCTGATTTATCAAAACGCTCAACAAATGACTTCAATGCAGCGCGCTAAAGCACTGGCTTGGTCAGTGTTGCTTGGCCCAGAGCCTAAAGATGAGGTGACTGCATGAGCCTCACTGAAGGTCAGAAATTATTTGACCAATACAATCGTAAGCCTGGACTTACCGAAAAGCAAAAGGCGTTTCGTAAGCAAGGCATAGGCGGCTCTGATGCAAACATCATCATGGGCGGTGATGCTGAGCGGATTATGCGTCTTTGGAAAGAGAAGCGCGGCGAATTAGAGCCGGAAGATTTAAGCCGCGTGCTGCCGGTTCGCATGGGCAGCTTTACGGAAGATTTTAACATCACTTGGTTTGAAGAAGAAACCGGCAAGGTTGTTACCCGTCAAGGTGAGCAAGTTATCAGCGCAGAATTTCCATTCATGCTTTGCACATTAGACGGAGAGACAGATGCCTAGAGCAATATTTGAAGCAAAGCACGTTAGCGCGTTTCAGACCGAGGAAGCTATCCTTGAGCGATATTACCCTCAAGTCCAGCACTGCATGCGGGTCTGTGAGCTTCAGAAGGCTTACTTGAGCGTATTTTTTGGCACAATGAAATGGAAGCTATTCGAAATAGATGCTGACCCGATTTATCAGGGCCAGATGATAGCTGCCGAGCGTAACTTCTGGGAATGCGTGCAGAACGGAAACCCGCCAGTAGCAGTTGAAGTCAAGGCACCAGTAGAGGCCATTCGTAAGGTCGATATGACCGGCAGTAACGAATGGGCCAATCACGCAGATGTTTGGTTGAAGAACCAAGGCTACGCCAAGACATTTGATGCGTCCGTAAAAGCAATCAAAGAATTAGTTGAAGCCGATGTAATGGAAGCATTCGGCCACGGCATTAAAGCGTCTCGTTCGAAGAGCGGCTCAATAACAATACGCAAGGAGAAGTGATGAGAACGTCAGAAGCGATAAATGAAATATCGTTAGACTTATCTAAAGCACAAGGTGTTTTGGCTAACCCCATTAAGGACGGCAACAACCCACACTTTAGGTCTAAGTATGCGACGCTTGATACAGGGCTAAACATTGTCCGTGAGTGCATGTCTAAACACAACATAAGTGTTGTGCAGGCAACTCGTGTTGAGGGCAATGTTCTTATGTTGGACACTCGCCTAGCTCATAAATCCGGCCAATGGATTGAGGCTGAATATCCAGTATGTGCTTTTCCCGCCAAGCAACAAGAGATGGGCTCAGCACTGACCTACAGCCGACGATACAGCTTGTTCAGTCTAGTCGGTATTGCTGGTGAAGAGGACGATGACGGCAACGCAGCAGTCACAGCAACTCAAGCACCAAAGCGTGAAAAGCAATCAGAATTATCCGCTGAGCAATCTTCCGAAATACTGGAAGAATTACTCGCTTCATTAAAGCAATGCGTGTCTTTCACGGCGCTTGAAGAATGGGGTGAGGCTAACAGGGGTAAGACCGCCAATCTTATTAAGGCTCATAAAGTCAGAATTGGCGACGAGTATAAGAAACTGGAAAATTCAATCAGCAACGTGAGGAAATTAAATGGCTAAACATCTCAAATATCTTGTTGAGCAAAACAATGATGACTTTGGCTTCAATACGCTAGGCCGTGTCGATAGTCTTTTTTTAGCCCGAGAACTTGCATTAGCAGTTTGCAAAATAACTCCAGGTGCAATCGTGGATATTTGCGAAGTAGATGAAACCAATACCGCAGAATACTTGGAAACAGTTGATGGATATGAGGTGGCAGCATGAGTGAATTTGATAAGCGCGGGACATTTACCCTTAACAAGAACGACCGCAAGACGGAAGATTGGCACGCCGATTGGCGCGGCATCTTAATAGATGAAGATGGGAATGAGTTTTACCTCGATGCCAAACTGCGTCAGGGGAAAAACGGAGACTTCTTATCTGGCAAAGTAAAACGCAAAGGCGCAATGACGCCGAGCAAGCCACCAGCCGCACAGATAGATGACAGCATGCCTTTTTAAGGAGGAGGGCTAAGCCCCTCCTTTTCCCAAAAAGACGATTTCACTGGGGCGATTAATGGCAGACGAGAAGATTAGTTATCTTTGGAAAGAAGCCGCTAAGGATTGGGTCGGACTAAACTCAGTCGCGGATATTCTTGAAGAATGTAAGTCAGCAACGCTTAGCGAGATGATGCAGAAATACGTATCAAATGGCGATACGTCTGTTTCAAAAGCTGAGATGCTGGCTAAGGGTTCTGAGGAATGGAAAACGTATGTCAGGGGAATGGTTGCGGCTCGTAAGGATGCAAATCTAGCAAAGGTTAAAGCTGATTGGCTGCGTATGCGTCACTCTGAGCAGATGAGCGAGGAAGCAAACAATAGAGCGGAGATGAAACTCTGATGGTCTGCCAACTTTATCGCCACTATGATGATAAAGATAATTTATTATACGTCGGCATATCTTTATCTGCTTTGATGAGGCTAATGCAACACAAAGATAGCTCTGACTGGTTTTTAAATATTGCTAAAGTAACAATAGAAACTTTTCCTACTAGAGAAAAGGCTTTAGATGCAGAAACACAGGCAATAATAAAAGAAAAACCAATACACAATATTGCTAAACGCAAGGCTAAATTCAAACCGCAAAACTATAAAGAGGTAAGCCAAAAGCTGCATGAGGATTATGAAAAGATACCTGATTACTACGGCGATAAATTTATGTTTAAAATTAATGAAGCCTGCGAAATATTGGGAATAGATAGAAATCAGATATTTGATATGAGGATGCAGAAGAAAATAATCATTCATCAAATATGTGGAGGAAGAGTTTCTGGTAGAGAAATAAATAGGATTTTAACAGGTAAGCCATTGTGGCGCTTATATGCCGCGTAAGGAATTTACCCGAGCCATCAAGGTAGCAGTAATAAAGAGGGCTACCGTAGATGGGAAAACATTTTGTGAAGAATGCGGCGCTTTAGCCAAGAGGTGGGAAATAGACCATGTTCGACCAGATGGGCTTCTCGGTGAGGCGACTATTGAAAATGCAAAGCTACTTTGCACGCCTTGCCATGACGAAAAAACAAAAGGCGACGTTAAGCAAATTGCGCAAGCGAAGAGACGCGAAGCGATACATTTGGGAGTCAGAAAAAAACCAAGCCTCAGAGGCAGCGGATTTCCGAAATCGGCAAAAGCGCCCAAAGAGGCTCTAAAGCTACCGCCAAGACGACCAATGTTTGAGGATAGGTAATGACCGAACGTATCAAAGCTACACAAGCAGCTGGGGTCTTAGGCGTATCAAAGCGCCTTGTAACCCTTATGGCTTCTAGGGGGGATTTGCCTGGGGCGGCTAAAATTGGCAGTCTCTGGACGTTCGATAAAAATAAATTGCAGGATTACGTCACACAGAAAGAAAACGAATGTCTAAAAATCAAGACAAAAATCTCGTTCGCAGGAACGGCATCTATCACCTCAGAGCCTCTATTAAAGGCCAACTCGTCACGAAGTCGCTACGAACAAGCGATGTCAAAGTTGCGAGGGCTGAGCGAGATAAGCTCATCAAAGAAGCGGAAGATTGGGCCTGGCGCGGAAGTCGTAAAGTTACATGGCTCGACGCGGTAGTCGAATGGGTAGAGCACGAAGGAAAACACCTGTCGGCTAATACGGCTAAAAGATACTCTGTATCACTCAAGCAAGTTGAGCCTTATTTTGCCGAATTAAATATCGCCAGCATCAACGGGAAAATCATCGGCGAGTATGCCAAGGCTAGGCGTAAAGAGAACGTCTCTGGCGCAACCATACGCCGAGACCTGACAGCAATATCTAAGATTATGGACTACGCCATCTCAGAGGATTGGCGTGAGGATAATCCAACTTTGGGAAGAAGAAGGCTAATCAAAGAACGCCGAGACCCAATCACCCTGCCTCAGACGCTTGAGGTAGAGTTATTAATATCCTCGGCATCTGTAGAATTTGGTTCATTAATCCGAGCCGCCTGGTTGACCGGCTGTAGGCAGAATGAGCTCGTTACGGCTCGTTGGCGTGATTATGACGCAGAGCGGAAAACGCTGCGGGTTGTTGGTAAGGGGAATAAGCAGAGGGTGATTTCTTTAAGGCCAGTGGCATTCAAGGATGCATCTGCCTTTTTTGCCGCACTACCCAGGGCATTTGGTGCGGATTTAATTTTTGCCAAGCAAGATAAAACGGCATTCACTCAAGCCGCTTCTGACTTCACTCACATACGCCGCGCAGTTAGGGCTAGGATGGCCAAGGATGGCCGTCAGTTCGATGGCTTCCGTTTCCACGACCTCAGACATTTATTCGCTGTAGAGGCGCTTAAAAGCGGAATGAATATCTATGACCTTCAACAGCACCTTGGGCATTCGTCTGTGAAGGTGACTGAGATGTATCTTGCTCACTTGACGCCGGAAGAAAAAGCAATGGCGAAGGGTGGCACTGACTATAAACAAATGATGCTACAAACGAGTAATCACTAGCGGTCTTGATGCTAGTTATTGTAAATAAAACAATGCGATGTGAAGCTGCCTACAGTGTTTTGGATTAGTCCTTGAAAACCGCCGTAGGTGCAAGCCTACCGTGGGTTCAAATCCCACCTCTTCCGCCAAAATCAATAGGTTACAGGAGAACAAAAGTTTTCCTGTAACCGGCAAAAAGAGCACAAAAAGCGAAACTGAGTATAGTCACTATATACAAAAGTATATACAAAATGTGCTCTGTTTGTTCTAGTTTGGCTTGCCCCCAGGAAGGCTAGCGAGGTCTCCAGACGGTAGAGTTTTAAAGCTCCGACGAATGGCCCCCAGCATCATCATTCCCTCTCGGCGTAGCTCTGCATCGTCGATGTGTACTAAGAGGGCTACCCCCTTCCAGAAGGCCTCTGCCCTGGCCGCAACTGGGTCAATGGGTGGCTCATCCAGCCACTCCGGCTGATAGTCCATTTCATCATCGTCGTCGTCGTAATCCATTGGCTACTCCCGACCAGTTGCTATCCACGCATCAGCACCGTCTACCGGCTCCGGCCTTGGGGCTGGCTTCCATCGCAGTGAGGTGACATCCTTGTATCTAATTCCTGCTGAGCACTGTTTTTCTAAAAGGCGGTTTTGTTCCCAGAGTTCACCAATCCATGCAGCTGCGTCAGTTAGCGCAGCGTCTTTATCGACTGCCTTTGCGAGTAACTCGTTTTTTATCGACTGAACTATTGGGTTGTCTTTTAGATGCATTGGGTGCCTCTTTGCTGGCTTCGTAATCGGCTCTGATAGCGTTTAGTAATTTGACACCCATCTCTACGGTCGGCGCACACCAAACGCGGCCACGGCTCGTTTCCGGCTCACGTGGGTCAACAATAATCAACGCTGATGGATGAATTTTCTGAGGCGGGAAATTCAGTTGCTTGGCGTAGTGGTCAACTTGTTTGTAGCCGCTAACCCTGACCAGCTGTGAAACCATTCCGTCGCCATCGTGACATAAGCCTTGGTCGCCGCCGCTGTGTAGATGGCCGGAGACTAGAATATGGTCACGATGGCCAAATGCTAATTCGCGCCTCATTCCGTGGTTGATGTTGTATTGGCTTCTGCCTGGAAAATCGTGCCTAGCATTAACGCGGGTAACAGCCCCACAAGGGGATTTAAGAGCTAACCGAACGCCATGTTCTTCAGTGACGCCTTGTGCGTGTTTTAGTATCCAGTTTAACGGGTTTTCTAAGCCTGAGCCGCTCCAGCAGTCGTGATTGCCAAGCACAACAAACAATTGCTCATGCTGTGTTAAAAGCCATTCGGCAAGCATAATAGCTTCATGCACAGACGTAGACTGATGGGCATACAAACGGGCTAAACGTCCGACCCAGAAATTAGCAATGTCGCCTATATGTCCTGAGACGATATAGGGGTGTCTGGCCAGTTCGACATGTTGACGCAAGAGCCGCATGTTGCAGCCATCAGCATCAACATGAGGGTCACCCCAAACCCAAAGACCATAAGGGCCATCAATATGAACTTGAATGGGGATAAGGTGTCTAGCTTCATCTGATGCAATAGACCTGTCTCCTTGAGCGGTTCTTTGCTCAAGAAGCTCGTCAATGGAAGGTAATGTGGAAGGTAATTCTGGTGCTGTAAATTTAGGTTTATTATCTCGTATGTATTTCATACGATGCTGCATAGTGCGGTGTGCTATACCTAATAACTTTGCAGCGCCCTTAATTGTTCCAGCAGTTTCGAAAGCTAATCTAGTCTTTTCAATCTCGCTATTACTCAGGACGTTTGTAATCATTTGCGTAATATCTCCCAAGTCTTGAGGCCGATTTGGAATAGAAGCCAAAGGCAACCCAAGATTGGGAGAAGAAGTGCAGCGTTTTCAGATGTGTCTTTTAAATTAAATGCTGGCGATATGATTGCGGCCCCCGATATTGCGGCTGTGACCTTCTCATTCGTTGTTTCGAATAAGTGGCTGAGTATTTCTGATATGTCGTGATGTTGTTGGCTCACTTTTTCCCCCAACCACAGAGTTTGCCTACTGCGTTATGTTGTTTTATTTGCGCGACAGTCTTAGGAGTATCCTTCACAGACCAGTAAATTGGCTGTGCGGCGTCACAGAACGCTAACGTATTAATCGTCGGGTCTTGTAAATTCGTCTGATTGCATGATGCTAGAACTGTTAAGCTCAGCATCGCGGCGAGCTTTTTCACGCAATGCAATTGCTTTCTGCGCTGCATCTATTTGGCCTTTAAGGTCGTCTAATTGCTGAGATGTTTTGCCAGCATCAATTAGTTTCTGCGCATACATAAATTCGAATATCTTACCAGCGACCGCAAATAGGCCGCTGATAAGCGATATTATTGCTGTAATCATTTGTGTGGAACGCCGACAACATTCCAATCTTTGGCAGCCAGCAAACCAACGCCGACTAATGCAGCCTGCAAGTCTTCCCAGGACACCGTTTTAGTTTGCCACATATTCCAAAGGACAGTAGCGAGAGCGAGTAAGCCAGGAAGCGATGTTTTCCAGTTAGCAAGCAATGCAGTCATGTCTATCTCCTAGTTACAAGGGTTGCGGGTATTATCCCGAGCTATGCACTCGGCGTATTTAACTGTGTCGCAGCCTGTTAAGACCGCAGCGCCGACAAGGATGCAGGCCAGCACAAGCAAAGCTAATATTGAGTGGATGAGTTCACGTATCATTTGGGCTCTACCGGCTTCTTGCCAGCGCGTAGCTGGGCTAATGAAAGGCCGCCCGTCCATTGCATGTGTGCTAATTCTTTGAACGAAACCCAGCGGCCAGCCCAATCTAGGCCGAGTTTCTCGCCAATAACGCCAGCGCGCTTGAATGTTGCAAGGTCATTCCATTGCGCCTTGCCATTGACGATAGGCACGAAATCAAACGCCAGCTTATAATTATGAAATGACTGACCGGCTTTAGCGTTAGTAACCTTCTTGCCAGGCTTCGTTCTACCTTGGGCATACAGTGCATTCTGTGCTGCGTTATCTCGCCATGTAGATGTGATAAGAACGTCTATGCCATCCTTCTTACAGGCAGCAACAAATGCTCTACACAGCTTAGCGACGTAAGGATGTAAATCCTCAATCTTGCGTGAGTTAATCATTAGACATACCTTTTGTAAGCTCTCTCAACTCTGCCAAATGGAGACCCAGAATTATGACACCTCATCATTTGCGCATGCGTGTGAGCGCCTTTCGCAATGCAAGCCGCCATGTGAGAGACGCCTGCTTGAATGCCGCCAGAGCATGTAAGCGCGGCTGAACGACTTACGCCGAACCGCTCAGGATTAATCACCTGAAAGACGCCTGTAGCGCCGCTACGGTTACGAGCGCCACAACGGCCACCACTCTCAATGCGAGCTATCTGCAAAGCAGTTGAAACCCACTCTGAGCCTATGCGTGCCGATACATGCTCTGAAATCATTGCCGAGACGCCACCCGATGCGTCTGGAATATTGCGGTAGTGTCGTCCGTGTTTGCCGTATGATACGGACTGCGTTTGCTGGGTCTGAAAAATACCGTCAAAAAATTCATCAACTGGGTCAATAGATGCAGAGGCAGGCGAAGCAAACAACGCAAACGCCAACGCCCCCGCAATGCGGAGGTTACGAAAATTCATCATGTCCTATGGATTGCGGCGACTATACGCCTAGATGGGCAGCGTAAATTCTAAGTAAGCTGCCTTCAAAATGCGGGAAATGAATATCCCACATATAAGAACCATCCCTACATTTAATAGCTTTAGTATTAATGCTAGATGGTCTGGGTGCATCATTTTCTTGCACGCACATATGATTTGACAGCCTTACAAGCCATCATTGACACAGTAATTGGTAAGGTCAGAAAGAATAGAAAGTAAATCATTACAGTAGCCCCCTGACTAATGCCGCGCCTGCGGGAGCCGCAAGAGATGGCGTTAATTGACGCATCAGTAATTCCATCTGGCTGGGTGGGACATTCACATTTCTGCGATTGCCGCCGCCACGAATTACCCGAGATACCTCTTCAAGATTTCTTCTTGTGGCTCTGTCGCCAACAACTTTAGCGCCTTCAGCTAATGCCGTTAATGGAAGCGTAGCGCCACCAGTTCCAGCACCGGCACCAATGTTTGCCCATGTAGATAGTCCACCACGGCTAGGCGCTAACTTGCCAAGCATACGAGCAACATTTTCCATTCTACCACCACGAATAGCCGTCTCAAATGCAGCACGTTCGTCGGCGGTAAAATTCTCAGGGCCACGCGCTTCGTAAATTCTACGAAGCTCTTGACGCATTGCATTATTTTCATTGCCACCAGAATAGGTAGAGGCCGCTCTTCTTTCAGCCTTGCTTAAGCCTTCATCAACAGCATCAGCTTTTGCAAACTGCGTCCATAAACGATTAGCCTCAGATAAATTGCTTGCTAACTGCTCTTGCGAAACGCTGTCATCAAAACTAGCAAAGTTCCCCTCTTTTGGTGTGGCTAAGAAATTATCTATTTCTTCCTTGATAGCTTGGCCATAAGCACTTTCGGTAGCATCCTTGCTGTTGCTTATCTTACCGGCAATCTTGCGAAGATTTAGGATTTGCTCTGGTGTCGCAGTTTGACTTAGACCAGCTGTTCCAGATGGTGCGCCTGAGCCAACTCTGGCTCTTTCCATCGCTCTGTTAAATGCAGTGACTTTAGGCGCAAGCTCTGGTTGCCATCCCATTTCAGTTAATCGGCCTCTTACCGACCCAGCTAAATCATTTAAGCCTTGCTGAGTGAACAAACCGCCAGCATCTGTAAATCTATCATAAGCTGCTTGAGCCGCACTTCTAATGTCGTCTGTAGTTGCAGCCTGAGCAACTCTAGGCGCGGTGTTTGTAACATTAGCAAGTCTTTCTAGGCCTTTGCCAAGCCCGTAACCAATGCCGCCACCAGCTGCGCCAAGAAGGCCACCATAGGTAGCATTACTGTCATCGCCTGTAGCTTGAATGCCGCCAGCAATACCGCCTTCAACCATAGCTCTAGGAAGGGCAGAAAGGCCTCTCTGAGCCGCCGTTGCGGCTGCTGGCTCTAATGAGGCTACAGCGGGTAATGAGCCTTCTGCTGCCCCTGTAATAGCTGGCAATGTAGATGCCGCTCGAGTTGCATTAGCAGCCGGAAACGCACGACTAGCTATTGCGCCAACGCCTTTGGATATAGCTGCGCCAGGAAGAAATGACCCAGCTATTTCAGCTGCCGTTCCAGCCATGCCGGTAGATTTCTGAGCGTCTTTTAGCTGCTCATCCTGCATCGCCTTTTCGAGGTCATAGTATTCACCAAGGCTTTTGTTGCCGTGTTTAAAATAGTCTCTGACTGCGCCTAATCCGGCTCTAGCTTCATCTGCCCACCCAAGGGTTGCGCCTTGGACGCCTTGAGCAAGAAGATTATTTGCATAGCTATGCCGAGCACTAGGATTTGCATCTAGCCAATCTCTAGCTTGCTGATGCGCTGCATCTCGCTGTTCAACATTCTCAACAGCAGGTGCTTTAGGCTTTGGATTAAAATTTAACGCCCCGATAGCTGTAGCTTCATCGGTTGCGTCAATTTGATATACGCTGCCATCTGCTGTTGTAATTTCAAACGTCGGCATTAGCGCACCTTTCTGATGCTAGTTACGCCTTCCGGTAGCTCTTTACGCTTCGGAGTAATATCGCCAAATTCTTTTTGGAATTGGGGTGAAGTTGCATAAAGCACGCCTTTGATAGCGTCCTGTCTGTTTAGTTCTTTCTGCGCAATTACCTCTGGGCTATCGCCAACTTGAGGGAAATACTGGATACGAGCGTTTTCAAACTCGCCAGGGCTAATTGATGCGCCACTTTCGCGTCTAAGCGTAGCATTGATAAAATTGCGTTGAGATTGGTCAAGCTGCTGATACTGAGGGTCAACATATGAGTTGCCTATGATAGGGATAGAAGAATTAGCCCTATTCATAGTTCCTTTTACACCCATGCCGTATTCAGCAATCTTAGGGTCTGACATGATATCGTTTGCGTTTCGCATACGCGTAACAAAGCCAGCGGATGCCGCTTGGTCTTGGGTTGCTGGTTTTGGCCCCTGACCAGTTCCCTCAACTGGAACAACATTTGTGCTGCCAGGATACCACATGCCTTTGCTGCCATCTGGCATGTCTACAAGTGTAGGCTTCTCTTGCTCAGGCGTTAATAGCTTTTTCAGTTGAGCTTCTTTAACTTGCCTATCAAGACGGTTATCTGGCGTATTAGCCATCGCTTGGTTTTCAAGCAGCTTTTGAATACCAGAATGGCCAAGAGCCTGTGCAATCTCTGGGGTAATATTTAACGATTGCAAGAATGCTGGGTCTGACAATTTTGATTGCAGGTTTTGTGTGCGTGCGATTTCTTGCTGCGCAGCCTGACCCTGCATATTGATTAATCTAGCCTGTGCAGCACTTGCTGCGTCTCTTTGCATGCCATCCATATACTGAGGCGCTTGAGCAAGAATTGTTGCTCTTTCTTTAGGTGTCATTCTCTGGCCAGCTGCCATTAACAACATGCCAACGCTACCTAATCTTTGCATACCAGCTTCTTGCATATCTTGCTGTTGTAACTGGTCAGCAGTTGGCGCAGCTATAGTTCCAGGATTAACATCTTGACTAGG